ATGGAGGGGAGCGCACGTGGCGCAAATGCGTAGGCGTTTCTTGGTCAAACAAGACCCCTCCGCCAAACAGATATGAGCAGAGCAAAAGATATTATCATCAGGGCAATCTCTGCAAAGGATGCTAACGCTGTTGTCAGGCGCATGCACTATAGCCGCAAGGTGGTACCGAATAGCCAGCTGCATTTCGGCGTATTTCTTGATGGCAGGCTTGAGGGTGCTATGCAATTCGGGCCATCAATGTTCAAAGACTCGATTAGACCGCTTGTTTCAGGCACTGGGTGGAATGGGTTTATCGAGCTTAACCGGATGGCATTTAGCGGGAAATTGCCTCGGAATAGTGAAAGCCGAGCAATGGCAGTAGCGTTCCGGCTTATACGTAAGCATTACTCTCATATTGAGTGGATAGTTAGTTTTGCTGATGGCACGCAGTGCGGTGATGGCGCGATATATAGGGCTTCCGGGTTCGTGCTCACTGGCATAAAAAAGAACAGCCAGATGGCTGTAAATGCCGAAACCGGGGAAGTTATGCACAAGATCGCAGCGTATCACCATGGCCTCGAATACGCTCACAGCGGATGGGAAAAGCTCGCTGGATTTCAGTTCCGATACATCTACTTCATCAACACTGAGGCAAAGAGCCGCCTAACCGTTCCATTGCTGCCATTTTCAAAGATTGGCGACATGGGTATGGGTATGTATAAGGGCAAAAAGATTATGCGCACGAAAGATCAGGCACTAGAGCACCCCTCTAGTCTGGACGGTGAGATTCCGATCCGTGCGCTCCGTACTATCAATAGAGATACATCTACAGAGGGTACGAATGATGGTACGAAAGCCAAAAGTTGAAAAATCGGTTGTAAAAAAGCATGGAGGTGCTCGGCCAGGATCTGGTAGAAAATCATTTGAACCCACTGATTCCGAACGCAAACAGGTCGAAGCACTATCCGGCTATGGCCTGCCGATCGATCAGATCGGGGTCCTGGTGCGGGATGGCATCGATGCTGATACTTTGCGCAAGCACTTCGCCATAGAGCTGATCTCCGGCAAAGCCAAGGCTAACGGACAGGTCGGAAAAACTCTATTCCAAAAAGTCATGGCGGGCGATACTACGGCAGCCATCTGGTGGACTAAAACCCAGATGCGCTGGAGAGAGGTGCAGCAACACGAGATCACCGGCAAGGATGGTGCACCGATCCAGATGGCGGCCATCGATGTCTCGAAACTTTCGACCGAGGCGCTGGCCGAAATCATGGCGGCGAAAGATGCGATTGACGCAAGCTGACCTGATTGCCGTTGAGCGCGAACTTTGCAAGCGGCGGCTTGCCGACTTCGTAAAACGCGCATGGCACGTTATTGAACCATCCCAGCCATATATACATGGCTGGCATATCGATGCGATCTGTGAGCACTTACAGGCCGTTACCGACGGCCATATCAATCGCCTGCTAATCAACATCCCGCCTGGCACGGCAAAAAGTATCCTCACCGCCGTATTTTGGCCAGCATGGGAGTGGGGTCCACGCGGCATGCCCAATATCCGTTTCATCGGCGCATCACACGAAGAGGGCCTCGCTACCCGAGACAACCTCAAAATGCGTCGATTGGTTTCCTCGGAATGGTTTCAGTCGCGGTGGCCGGTTGAACTGACGGGCGACCAGAACCAAAAAACCTATTTCGAAAACACCGCCGCAGGCTGGCGCCAGTCATGTCCGGTGCGGTCGATGACCGGTCGTCGCGGCGATCGCGTATTGTGGGATGATCCCCATAACGTCGAGGACGCCCACAGCAAATCGCGGCTCGAAGAAGCCGCGCGTATTTTCCGCGAGACTTTGCCGACACGGCTGAACAACCCGGACAGGTCGGCAATCGTAATTATCATGCAACGGTTGGCGGGCGATGATGTGTCGGGCGAGATTCTGGCATCTGATTACGGGTATGAACATTTATGTCTGCCGATGGAATACGAATCTGGCCGCCAACGTAGCACGTCAATCGGATTCGTCGATCCGCGAACTTATGACGGAGAACTTCTCTTCCCGGAACGGTTTCCTGCGGAGGTGGTGAGGCGTGATAAAATCATCATGGGCACTCATGCCTACGCGGGGCAATATCAACAGCGGCCCATGGCACGGGGCGGTAACATAATTAAGGGCGAATGGTTTGCGCGGCATGCAATATTGCCAGCGATAGAATACCGGATGATCTACGGCGACACCGCGCAAAAGACCAAAGAGGCGAATGACTACAGTGTCCTCGAGTGCTGGGGCAAAGGGTACGATGGCAAAATTTATTTGCTGGATATGGTACGCGGAAGATGGGAAGCGCCGGAGCTCGAGAATAGAACCTTGGCATTCTGGCATAAGCATGCCACCGAAATGTCTGCTATGCTAGGCCCATTGCGGCAGATGAGAATCGAAGACAAGGCGAGTGGCACGGGGTTGATTCAGAAACTCAAACGGGCGATCCCGATATCAGGCATCGAGCGGAACCGGGACAAATATACCCGCGTGATGGACGTGACGGGATACATCGAAGCCGGGTTTGTTTCGATCCCGATGGACGCCTCGTTCGCCAACGATTTTACGGCGGAGTGCGAGGCGTTTACCGCCAATGATTCCCACCAACATGATGATCAGATCGACCCCATGATTGACGCTATCATGGACATGCTGCAATCGGCCGAATGCGTTGGGGTGATCGGTGTGATGAACCAGTCGGAGAGCGCCCGTGCAAATTGGTGAGCGCATCAAAGCATTATTTGCAAAGCCTAAAGTACAAGCCGCGCCGGCGGAAGTCGCTTGGGCGGAATCTCCCATGTACTCCTCGACGGCATGGCCACGGTATAACCCTGATGATCTATTATCACGGCAAGGGTACAAAATTTATCAGCGGATGATGATCGATGAACAGATCAAAGCGGTAGTCAGATTTAAACGGGACGCCATCACATCCCGGCGCTGGTATTTTGAATACGAGGCCGATGATGCCGAACAAACAAAAATGGCCGAGATATTAACAGCAATCATCAGGCGGATGCCGGGATCATTTAATGATTGCCTCAACGGCGTCATGTCGGCAATGTATGCAGGATATTCGATCAGCGAAAAGGTGCTTGAGCCAATAATAATCGATGGTAAAACGTGGATCGGAATCAAAAAGATTGCTCAAAAACCGTTCCAATCGTTCTTCTTTTACACCGACGAATATGGCAACATCGAACGTTTTGTACAGCGCATAGGTATCCGCGAGCAGGAAATCGACCTCAACCAATTCATCTACCACGTGCAGAATAAGGACGTTGATTCTATCTACGGCCAGAGCGAATTGCGCGAGGCATATAGATCCTGGTTCAGCAAGGACATGCTTATTAGATTCTGGAACATCCATCTCGAACGGCATGCCAGCGGATTTGTTTGGGCACAGCCGAAAGATGGCGCGACTATCACGGCGGGGACCAGGGTACATACTGACCTGACTAATATGTTGAGCAATCTGTCGGCGACCACCGGCATATTGATGCCGGCCAACGTTGATCTAAATTTCGTGTCTCCGGCAAACACCGATGCGTATGAGCGCGCAATAGCATCGCATGACAAAGCGATTGCCAAAGCATTGCTGGTGCCCAATCTGTTGGGGATAAGTGAACAGGGTGAAACCGGCAGTTATTCGCAATCACAAACACAGCTCGAAGCGTTCCTGTGGACACTGGAAGCCGAGGCCGCGCGACTCGAAGAGACGCTGAATGAACAGCTATTCAGACCATTGTGCGAGATAAACTTCGGTGGGGCGGAGCATCCGCGATTCCGTTTCAAACCGATCAGCGAATCAATGAAGCACCAGACCATCATGCGGTGGAAAGATTTGATTCAGGCCGGCGCGGTAGACGCAACAGACACAGACGCCGCGCATCTGCGCGAGCTATTAGAATTTCCAGAGGCAGGTGAGCCCCTCCGACAATCTGTCAGTCCATCACCTAAACTCGGCAACGAGAGTGAGCAAGAGCCTGCTTCTGGAAACCAAAATGATGAAGAGACCATCATAGGTAGGGAGCAATTAAAATCGTCCAGGCGGATAGCATTATCGCGGGCTATCCGTCGGGTTGATTTCGCAGTGATCGATAATAAAACGACGCAGTTAGCTGCTACGGCCACGGAATCGTTACTTGATGTCATGAAGGCCGGGCTTGCGGATATCACAGCAGATGTGGTCGAAAAGAATATCATCGATCATCCTGACAAAATAATGATGTTGCAATTTTCGGCCAGGACAATGACTAAGCTGCGCAAAGCTATCATCCAGAGCCTGCGCAGCGGTTGGGAACTCGGAAAAGATCATGCTCGCACCGAACTGTTGAAGACGAAACTGGTCCGCCGTGATTTCACGGCGTTGAGCGATGCGGCGGCGGACAAATTTTTTGAGGCGCGCAGCCATACCATCGCAGGCGATCTGGCAACAAATGCCAGGAAAAAAGTTGCCAATGTGATCTATAATGGCATCAAGGGGGAGTGGTCAATCAAGGAGATAGTCGATCAGATCGAGGAGGATGTAGGCGCTGATGTGTTATCGCATATTGGTACGGTCGTGCGGACCACAACATTCGAGGCCGTAAATGAGGCGCGTTATTCGATGTTTACCGATCCAGACGTTGCTGACTTTGTCGAGGCGTTGGAATATAGCGCGGTGATGGATGGCAAAACCACGCCGATATGCGAGTACATGGATGGCCATATCCATCCAGCGGATGATGAGGTATGGACGTCCTATCGTCCGCCATTGCATTTTAACTGCCGGTCATTATTGGTTGCGGTTACGATCAACGATACTTGGGAAGAATCCGAAGATCCAACCATGTTGCCTGAACCGGGATTTGGGGGTGCTTGATGCCGTATAGCAAAGATAATATTCCAGCAGTCGCCAAGACCTGGGACGAGGACGAACAACACAAGTGCATCGTTGCGGCCAATGCTGTACTGGAAGAATCTGATGATGAGGAACAGGCTATATTTGCCTGTATCCATGCAGCCGGCAAAAGCAAAGAAATGATTGCAAAATTTTCCGAGCACCATAAACTGGATGCTGAAATATTCGCCGTTGGAAAATGGAACGGCATGTTATTCGGTCGTGCCGACCTAGACGCCATCGCTGATAATTTTCTGGCATTGCAGACGTTGCATAAAGTGCCGCTGAAGTTCGGGCATAACGATGGCCAGCCGATAACCGATGGCCAGCCGGCACTGGGATGGGTAACAAAAGTCTGGCGCAGCGGCGATAAACTATTCGCACAGTTTGAACATGTACCACAGGTAGTACGTAAAGCATTCGAGGCCCGGCTCTATCGGCGCGTGTCGATCGAGCTGGATATCGGAGTTGAGCATAAAGGCAAAAAATACAGCTACGTCCTTTCCGGCGTAGCACTGCTGGGCGCGGATATCCCCGCCGTGAATACCCTGGCAGACCTGAATCATTATCTCGACAGCGGCCAGCGTCTCGCGGCCAGTCGTCGGGCGGCGTTCAGCGCGGTATACGGGGATATCAACAATGAGGATTCTGAAATGAAC